TTTGGATCAAGAACTGTAGCTCCTAGTTCTGTAAACGAGCCACTATCAGTAAATCCTAGATTATATGCAGCGTTCTTAATCATCGAATCTAATCTTCTTCTTTGGAAATCAGACTCTATTTTATTTTTTTCTACTAATGCTTCTGCTTCTGTACCAACTTCTTTAAGTATTGGTTTTTCTGGATTATTAAGGTCTATTAGTTGAAAACCACCAACAGGATTTGAAACAATTTCTAAACTTGGAATAACGCCTAGTTGTTCTGGTTGTGCAAACTCAGGTATATTTACACTTTCTTGCTTAATGTATTCTTCTAAGTTGCCTTGTTGTAAAGCTTGTTCAAATTTTTCTTTTCTGCCATTAAGAACTTTTGCTTGATTTAATCTTGTTCTATCTTCTCTGTCTCTCAACCTTTCCATGCCCACGCTTCTTCTGTTTAGCGAGTTCACAAAAACATCTGCAGTACCACCAACTATTGCTCCAATACTAAATTCTTCAAACAAACTATCGCCTATAGGCAATTCATCTGAGTATAAACCTCTAGCTGTAAGGTCTTGCAAAATACTAGCAGTAACTTCTTGAGCACCTTCAAGACCACCTGTTTGTAAAGCAGAAACAATAGTATTTCTAATTGAAGGATAATCAACTGCATTTCTAGGTATTCTTTGGAACAACCTTTGAATAGGTAGTATCTCTGTAGTACCTATAGCACCACCACCTAATAGTGCTAATTTTTCTGTAATTGGTCCGACTTCTTCTCCGTTTGCTCTAGCAATATCTATACGATCTGCTTGTTGAGCAATACCGCCTGGTATAGCTAAAGCTGCAGGTAAAGTTACTGTAGGTTTGAGATACTTATTAGCAGCACCAACACCTCTTTTAGCAAGTTGTTGTCCTACTGCTCCTGCACCTAAAAACGGAATAAATGATCCAAATCCTTCTCCAAGTGAAGTAGTAAAATCTCCTCTTATTCTTGGGTCTGCAGCCAAAGGAGATGTAGTTCTTATGGTCTCTCCTATACTTTGTAATCCTTGCGTAAGACCGCTATCTGTACCTGTTGTAAGTGCAGCTATACCTGTAGGAACATCTAGTAATGTTTGAGCAGCACCTCTCACTACAGAGCGTGGAAACTCTGCTACTCTTTCTAATAAACCAACATCATTGATGTCAATGCCATATACTGATTTTGCTTCTGCTGCTACCTGATCTCTAATACCTTGTGGTAAATCATCGGGCAAATTTAAAAATTGTCCGTCAGGTAAAGGTATTTTTTGCATATTAAGTTTTAGATATTAACGAATACATAGGATTTGTAGGTGTTCTATTTGCTATGCCTTGCATAGATAATAGTTGTGATTCTACATTTCTAATTTGGTTAGTTAAAGCACTAAGTGTTGCAGGGTCTGATACTCCTGATTCAGTAAGATTTTTAAGCTGTGCTACTAATTGTTTATATGTTTCATTCAACCTAGCTATTGGCTCAAAAGCTGCTTGTTTACGATAATAACCTGCTTGTGCTTCTCTTAAATCCGCTTCGCTACCTGCTTTTTGTCCTGCTTCTTTAGCAGCTACAAAATTCTGCAAACCTGCTCCTAAAGATGTTGCATTTGGAGAAGCTAATAAAGTACCGCCTAATCTAATTAAATCGTTACCTGATATACCGCCACCTTTTGCTACTTGTTCTTGAGGTGGTCGATATCTAAATGGCTCTCTTTTTAATTTTTCTTGAGGTGCAGAGTCATCTCTAAAAGCATTTGCTACCTGACCTGCTGCAAAAGTAGTTCCTAATGTTCTAGGTGTACTAAAAACTCTATAATTAGGATTTAAAAATTCTTCTTTATATCCCATTTTTTGAGCTACTCCTCCAGGTGTAAGCTTACCTTTACTTGTAACCTTTGCAGGTGCTGTAAAAGGATTTCTTAAATAATCTTTTGTAGCTGATACTGCTTTTCCTGTAAGACTTGGAGCTATACGCCTTAATCCTTGTAAACCTGCTCTACCTGCAAGTCCTAAAAGTCCTGCACCAGGAATTAAAACAGACGCATCTAAAAGAGCATTACCTATTCCGCCTATTCCACCACCATATCTATCAGATAAAAAGTCTCCTGTTGCTTCAAAGAAACCTCTGTTTTTTTCTTCTTGTTCTGCTTCAAGTTCATCAAGCATTTTTTGTTGTTGCAAGTATTCTTGATATTGTTTGTTGTAATCATCTAAACCTGCAAAGCTACCTGCTAAAGCTGTTGGACCACCTGTATTAAATTTTTGTACAGGCATGGAGGGTGCTGCTGCCATAGCATTTGATTGGGAGGATTCATTTGCTGCTTGAGGAGCAACACCCATAGTTTGTTGAACTGTTTCATCTGCCAATGTAGTTTGCGGTTGCGTCATTGCTGCTTCTCTAGCTCTAAAAGCTTGATTAAGTTTTTTTCTACCCTCTAATTCAGATAACACAATATATCTAGGATAACTGCCACTAGGATTTTGCAGTTCATCAACTAAATCTTTTTCTGAAAAATATTCTAAATCTTTTGCTAAATCTATAATACTCATAATTAAGCTCCGCCCATGAAGTTTTTATACAGACCTGCACCTGCTAAACCTGCACCTGCCATCTGTTGAAATAATCCTGGTTGTTGTTCATAGGTACTTCTTACAACATTTGGTTGTATTGGAGCACCATATAATAAACCTGAAAGACCTGCTAATTGATTACGGGTGTAATCTCTTTGATTTATAAAGTCTTGATAACCCATATCTAAACTAGCTTGTTCAAAAGCTCTTTGTCTTTGACCTATATCAGATAGTGTACTTATCCTAGATAAAGCATCTTTTTGTATATCTTGTCCTATATCACCTAGCATTTGTGCACCTGCTAGTCCAAGTTTATCTTGTGTTTGTCTAAGCTGTTCCTCGCTAAGTCCTAACCTTCTTTCTCTATCTAATTGACCTAGTGCTTGGGAATACGATCTTTCAAGTCCTTTTGCTTGTATATCACCTAATCTTTCACCTAAATTTCTTTCTCTTTCAGATTGCATAATAGCTTCACGATAACCACCTAAACCACCTGATAAGGCTGCTTTAGACCCTATTTGATTGCCCAATATATTTGAATCTCTTATAGCTTCTCTTTTAGATATATCTGTTACTGCTTGTTGATATGGATTCATAAACCTAGAAATACCATCTTCAAAAGACATTCTTTCATATGGATTTATAGTTGATCTTGTAGAGGCTATATCTCCAACTAACTGTGAGGCATCAGTAAATTGTGATGGAGTACCTGCAGATGCAAATCCTCTTGTTAAACTTTGTGCCATCATTTCATCTGGAGAAAAAGGAGCTAACCTTTGACCTAGATATGTTGAATAAGGTTGTAAGCTTTCTGCTTCTCCTCTTTGAAATAGTCTTGTTACATATGGCTCTGCAAATTCTGGTAAATTAGTTTGCTCAACTACTTGTTTTGATGGACCACCGCCACCACCGCCTTTAAGAAATCTCATCTTTTACCTCATCAAATTTAATTTCATAAAATCTTGCTGTTTCTTCCCAATCTTTATTTTTTATCCAATTCCAAAAACCACCTCGTCCTACGCCTTCTACGCCTTTACATTTATTGACTTTTGCCCAATCGTACATAACCTCTAATCCGTCATCTATCCAATCGTGCATTTTTTTACCTGCTAAATGTTCTATATGCAGCATTTTTAAATCTGCAGGATATGTATGTACTCTAGTTATTACACACCCTACAATTTCTAAAGTTTTTTCTTCAAAAATAATCCATAAACTACATTCATTATTGTTTAATCTATAAAGAATATTTATTGGATTTATTCTGCCACCTGATCTATGACAAGATTTATGCAAAAGCTTTTCACAATCACCCCAAACCTGACTCAAATGTTCAGGCATTATTAAAGATACTTGGAAAGGTTTTTGTTCTTGTATAGCTTCCATTATGCAGGTAGTAATTCTTGTGGATTAATAGGTTTTGGTTGTTGAGTTTTTCCTGTTCTTTTCTGACGAACACGATCCATCATAGCGTACAACTGTTCACTACCTGAGTCTGTATCGCCATCTCCTATACCCGATACAACATCAGCAGGTAATACAAATTCTCCTTGCGATACTGCTACTTTCTCATTACCCATAGAGCCATAAATATCATCTGCCATACCGCCATTATTATTACCTTCTATTTTGCCTGTAGTTTGTGCGTTTGGAACTAAAGTTTTTAAAGCTCTATCTCTTACTGCAGCAAATGCGTTTGCTCCATATTTAGATGTAAATCTTTCTACTACACTATCATCAAAACTTTTACCTAATAAATAGTTTATGAGTTCTGCAGTTAAAGGATCATCAATCATTTGATTCGCAGTATCTGTAGGTATTGCTTCCTGCATTTGTGCCATTGTTGGTTTTATTTCAGTTTGATCGCCTTCAAAAAATCCCATTCTTTCAACAACATCTGGAGCTACTTTGTCTAAAGCTTCTAATCCTTTATTAGGCAGTTTTTTATCTGTATCACCACCTTCATTAAAACCAATATCTTTGCCAAAAGTAGGTATAAAACTTGTATCAATTAAACTGTTTAAACTTAAATTAGCTAAAGCATTTATAGGATCAGCAATAGTTGGAATTAAAGTAGGAGTTATAGGAACAGGTGTAACTTGTTCAGCTTCAAGAGATGCTTGTGCAGGTGCTTGAACTAAAGTAGAAGTAGTTTGGACTGGTGCAAACATTTGACTGTTAAAAGCTTTATATGGGTCTATAACGCCTGGTATTCCGTAACTCATAGTATTAGTGGGAATTAAAGGAGGTATTTCAGGTCTCCTAGATGATGATGTACCCATAACTTCTGCTGCTGAAGGATTCAAAGGGGTTTGAAAGTACATAAATTCTGGATCAATACCTGGTCTAAATCCATCAGGTAATTGTCTAGTTCTTCTAGCTACAATACGCTCTGGAGCTTTCCCCTCATTATCTGTTTCTCCACCTTCTGAATTATCAAATAATTTTTTGTAATTAGACCCACTCATTGAAGGACCAAATCCTAAAAGTTTTATAGATTCATTGTCATCTATATCATCAATATCTCTTTTAGATCGTGTTGTACCTCCAAAAATATATCCTTTGCGATCTGTTTCTCCACCTTCTGCCATCATCATCGCTCCTTGATTTATCATTGCAGTTGGCTCAACTGCTTCTTCTTTTTTCAATGCTGCAGCCATTTTGGCATCATATTCATTTCTTGCTTCTTTGTTTTTAAAATAATCATAAGCAAGTCCTGCTAAACCAAACATTCCTGCAGGTACTTTAAAATCACCATCTAAAATACTTTTTAATGGTGAAAGACCAGAAAATCCTAATATAGATTCAGGGGAAAATACTTTAGGTCTTTCTCCTAAATCTGTACTTCCGCCTTCTTCATAAAAAATATTTGGCTCTGGATTCGCAGCAAAGTTTTCTGCTCTTTCTCTAGCTAACATTTCATCAACATTTTCAGTCTCTGGTCCTTTATACATATCGTAAGCATAATCAAGACCATATCCTGCACCTATAGGCAGTAAAGCTCCTGATCCTGCATCTTTTAAAACTCCTAAACTGCCCATGAAACCTTGATCTTTAAAAGCTCCTGGTAGATTTTTATAAAGTTGTCCAACTCCAGGACCTTGAGACATGGCTTGTCCAAAAGCATCTCTAGTAACTTGACCTGCTGTATTACCTATGCCTTCTGCAAATCCTGAAATATTTCCAGGACTAGATAATACATTAGCTGCAAAGTCTTTTCCTGCTGAACTTAATAAACTTGGAGCAGTTACATCTATACCTGCTGTAGCAAAATCAGCAGGTTGAAACCCTGCTATGTTTGTTACAGGAGATGTATTGAATACATTTCCACCACCAAAAGCATTATTAGCAGCATTAACTCCTCTTGTAAAAAAGTTACTTGTATCTGGAGTTGTGTATTGCAAAGCACCACTAGGTGCTGTTGAAAAAGTTATGCCTTTTGCTGCATCTGCACCTAATCCTTGTAATGTTGCGTCTTTAGCTGCTTGTGTAGCAGATGTTAATAGATCAGGATTGGCTGCAGGATTAGCTACTAAAGTATCTTTTATTAAATTAGTAGCATCTAAACCACCACCTGTTAATGTATCAGTTGCTGATGCAGTAGCATCTGCTGCTGCACCTGCTCCTGATAAACCTTGAAATATTTTACCAAAGCCATAACCTGTAAGACCTGCAATCAAACCTTTTTTTACATCTCCTGTAGCTGCAGTTTGAGCTAAACCTGCACCCAAAGCAGAAGCAATCAAAGGACTTAATGTAGTCGCTCCTAAAGCACTAAAAAGTGCAGGACCTGCAAGTGATCCAATCATAGGTGCTGCAAGTGCTAGAAGAGGTAAAAATGCTTCTGGTTGTCCTGTTTCAGGATTGACAGTAATTGGCATAGTTTTAGCCAAAGCTTCTACTTCAATAGGATTAACATGGAGAAGCATAGTGTCTCCATATCTTCCTTGTGCTGCTACATTTTTTACTTGATCTTTAATATCCATAATATTATTCCTCAGTAGTTTCACAACCAAATGCGTTGATGCTTATATTAGCCGTACTTGCAAATGCTCGTATTTTGTCAGTTTCGTTTAAAGTAATTCCTATAACTAAAGTATCAGTAGTGTTACCATTTAATGCTTTATTAAAAATTAAATAATCTTTGTTAGAAGTTGTTGCTCCTGCTGCAGATACAGATATTCTATAAGTTGCAGCACCTGCATCTCTATTTGCTATTACTATTGAACTAATAGTTGTTTGTGCTGCTGCAGGAACTACATACAATTCAGTTTCTGTATTAGCTGCTAATGATATTTGCCCTAATATTTTTAAGTTATCAGACATTTCCTTTTGTTCCCATTAATAAAAATTGATGTCTTTTTATAGCTTTTGAAGCTGCACCTGTTTTTAAATTTTCTACATTAGACAAATCATTAAATATATCTTGTATTATTTGCTCTAATGTTCTTCTTGTAACCAATTCGTTATCTAACGAATAATCTGATTGTGGCAAAGGTAAAGGTGGTGATGATTTAGCTGCCATTATTTTCTACCATCTGATCTAACATCTATTCTTGTATCTCCTAATCTCCAAGAAAAATTACCAGAAGAATTTTCTAGTCTAACTGCTATTTGTCTTGTTCTACCCCTTGTATTTACAAAATTTGTACTAGGCGTTATTGATAAAGTAGATAAAACACTTTGTGTTTCCGAAGGATATTTTCTACCTTTTAAAGTTAAACTAATAGTATCAGAATTATTTGTAGAATCTAAAAATTGTATGTCAGGTATTACTTTAGATATGTACATAAATTCCTCACCTGCAGGGTCTAAATCAATATCTGCAGATTCAATATAAGCATTAAAATTGCTACCATCTGCAGAATTTCCAAATTCGTGATTATAAATATAATTATTATTAGTATTATCTAACTTGCCTGTTGCAAGAGGATAATCTAAAGCAGGTGCTCTATTCCATGCAGTTCTTGTATATCCATCATTAGTTGTGCCAACTGTCCACACTTTTTCTAGGTAATTGTAAGTAACATATTTATCTATTTCATTACTACTTGCAGAAGGATAAAACCAAATCACTTCATTATGTTCAGAGTTATTAGCTGCAAATATTTTAAAGCTTTGTGATTTATTTATATCACTAAATATATGATTCAAAACTGTGCAAGGAATTTGTTCAATACTACCTGTTGCTACATAAAAAGCACCATCGTCCATAAAATAAACAGAGCCACCTATTGCAACACCTGCTTTTGGTGAAATCATTCCGATACCTCTAGCTATTTCATTAAATGAAAAATAAAAAGGACTTCCAACAAATCTCATGGAAAATACACTAGCATCTGTAAAAACCAATGTTTCTTGCCTAGTCTGTATAGCACCAATTATTTGACTCCCTGATGAAAGCTTAACTCCACCTGCAGAGTTGGTTGCTGATGGAGTCCAATCAAACATATTTTCAGAATCAGACCATCTAACAAATAACGGATCAACTACGCTGCTTCCTATAGGATTACAACCTAGTGCAATCAAATGTCTATCAACATCAGAAGTCATAATTTGAAAAGCTGATATAGGACAATTACTTGCACCTGCTACAGAACTAGCTAATATCGCTCTAGTTGCTACACCATTAGCAACTTGCCAAACAAATAATGGTCCACCTCTAGGAACAGCAACTAAATCTTCTCCAAAGTTGTCTATGCTCCATAATCTTAATTGGCTAAATACTGCAACAGGACTTGTGCTACCCCATGTACTAGCTCCCCATGCTCCTGATCCCCAACCTGTGCCTGATACAAAAACATCTAACCCTGATCCATATTGATAAGCACCTACTGTATTAGAGCCGCCACCACTACCAGAATGGTTAGAAGCTACAGCTAAAGTTATTGTATAAGTATTAGTTGTAGTAGTTTGTATTTCATATTCTTGATTTAAAACACTAGCAGTAACATTACCACCTACAGTAGCAGCACCAGAAAATGTAACAAAATCTCCTGGATTTGCATTATGTGATGTGTCATTTACCTGTAATGATGTAGAGCCACTTGTTGCTGTAAATGTTACATCTCCTGCAGCAGTTGTATTATCTATAGGAGTAATATCATAAAAATTATTACCTTCTTGTATATACCATTTTAAATGTGTTCCTAATGAAATATAGCTTTGCAAAGTAGATGTTTTATATGTGTGTATTTCTCTACAAGTTCCTTTGAAAGAATTAGTTGAGTTCTTAACCCAACCTCCTATTTTTTCTGCATTACCAAATCTAAATCTTATTTTATCTGAATCTAACCAACCACCTTCATTTGTATATGAGGTTGTTTCTTTGTTTATTCCTGGTCTAAATTTATATTTAACTAGAGCCATTTATACCTCATGCCATTGCTCTCCTTGAAATAAAAGAGCTTCTGCTTCACGCCTTCTAACTAAACCTTTCAAAACTTCTCCACCTGCTTTATTCCATCTTTTTATTTGATATGGCACTTCTTCATACATACCTTTATTTAAAACTTTTAACATTGTAGAACTAGCTAAATTTGTTGGTCCTAAGTTATATGTCCAACATACTAGAGCA